CTGTTCCATTATGAATCATTAATATCTTAGATATTTGTTGATTATTTGTTGTAGCGTCAGATACCTGTATAAGATAGTCTGCAGATCTATAAGCCGATGTAGCAACATTATCAACTAAATTATCACCAATAGCTGGGAATCCAGACACTGTATTTGAGACAGTATATCCAATTCCATTTGTTATTACAAAATTGTTTGATACGAAATTATTTGCCAAGATATTTTTGTTAAATGTTCCAATTCCAGATACAGTCAAAGTATTACTAAATGACACCGAGTTAGTAACTGTTAATTGATTAGCAAAGTCGCCACCAAGAGCAGATATAGCAAATCTATTAGTATTATTTCCAAGTGTAAATGAGTTGCTCGTTGGTATGATGCTTCCGGCTATATTAGCAGTAAAGGATAGGTTTCCCTTAACTACTAGATCATTTTCAATTGTCATACTTCCAGCTATATTAGCATAACTTGTTACTCCTAGTGTTCCAGTTATATTAGCAGATTGATTCATCTGCATATGTCCTGTAACAGTTAAAGTATTAGATAGTGTTACTGCATTTGTAACGCTAAGAGTATTACCGAGTACAACTGCGCCGGTGAGTGTCAGTGTATTAGAGAATGTTGCCGCTCCAGTTAATGCCAATGAATTTGCAAATGAAACTGCATTATTAAAGGACATGCTGGTTGTGTTAATATTAAGAACAGATCCTACAGAGAATGTTGCAGTGTTTATAGTTCCAGTATGGTATATCCCTAGTGTATTTGATACCATATTTGGCGCAATAGTATAAGAAGCAGCATTTATAGTAACATTAGTTCCATTTAATAAAGCATTTGTAGAATTAATAGAACTCACACTGATGTATGTTGTATTATTAGCACCAAGATTTAGAGTACCGTTTGTATTATTAGGTGTAATATAACCATTTGTGCCATCACCAATTATAGCAAGATTATTAGCAAATATCTGACCAGAATTACTCCATATAGAGCCAAGAGCTCCTACATTTCCCTCAACTCTTAGTTTATCAACTATAGCCGGTGAATTATTTCCAATACCAACCCAACCAATAACATTCATATTATTTGATAATGATGTGTTACCTATAATATTAACCGTATTAGAGAAATTAGCTGTGTTTGTTACAGTTAATGTATTTGCTAGTGTGACTTCACCAACAACTAGAAGAGTATTTGATAAGATAGCATTTCCAGTAACTAGTATTGTATTTGCTAGTGTAGTATTTCCTGTAATAAAAAGAGTATTTGAGAACATTACTGAATTTGTTACTGATAGAGTATTTGAGAGTGTAGCAGCACCTGTAACAGCTAAAGTATTAGACAGCAAAGTACTTCCAGTAACTAAAAGTGTATTAGATAAAGTAGCATTCCCAACGACTACTAAAGTATTAGATAGAGTAGTATTACCAGCTACCGCCAAAGTATTAGACATAATAGTAGAATTAGTTACAGAAAGAGTATTTGATAGTGATGCAGCTCCAACAACTAATAAAGTATTTGATAGTGTTGTAGCATTTGTTACACTCAAAGTATTTGATAGTGATGCAGCTCCAACTACGGCTAAAGTATTTGATAGTGATGCAGCTCCAACAACTAATAAAGTATTTGATAGTGTTGTAGCATTAGTAACAGCTAGTGTATTTGATAGTGATGCAGCTCCAACAACTAATAAAGTATTTGATAGTGTTGTAGCATTAGTAACTGCTAGTGTATTCGATAGCACAGTTGCATCTGACACATTAAGAGTACTGTATAGCGTGGCAGCCCCAATTACTACAAGCGTATTAGATAGAGTTGTGTTTCCAGTGACAAGAAGGGTGTTAGCAAGCGTACTATTTCCAATAACATAGAGTGTATTAGATAGAGTTGTGTTTCCAGTGACAAGAAGGGTGTTAGCAAGCGTACTATTTCCAATAACATAGAGTGTATTAGATAGTGTAGTCGAATTAGTTACTGCAAGCGTATTAGACAGTGTTGTAGCATTAGAAACAGATAGTGTATTTTGTAATGTCACTGCGCCGACCACATGCATGACATTTGAGAAAGTAGCATTTCCCAATACGGCAATTGTATTTCCACCAGTTATAGCACCACCGATATAAACATTGCTAGATATATTTGCTGATCCTGTTACTGCAAGAGTTGCATCAGGATTTGTATTTTTAATACCAACGTTTGCTCCAGCAGTAATACGCATAACTTCACTAGAAGAGAATGTTCCATTTGTAAAGAAGTTAATATAGTTATTACTTGCAACACCGATTGATAAGTTAGTATTACCAGTATACAGATACCCGTCAGATGGTCCATTGATCGACCATTGACTATTAGACCAATTATTGCTATTAATTCCAAGATCTATATAATTATTTGCTTGAATTCCATAAGTGTCATAAAGTGCAAGGTCTATGGAAGCACTACTTCCAGCATTAATATTATTTAAAGCAACTTCACCATAATTATTTGCATTTGTAAATGCTGCTAATATAGTTTGATTTCCTGGTAACCAGCCTGCTACAACATTAACCGTAGAGTTTCCAATACTCGCAGTAGCATTGATAGTAACATTTGACGTTATTGTTAGAACATTATTAACTGTAAGATTACCACCAGATAAGGTATTAACAAATATGCTGTTAGATCCAAATATACCATTAACAAAAGCATTACCAGTCGTAACTGATCCTCCTAGACTAGCGTCAGTGGTGACAGTGTTTACGCTGATGATTTGGGTCATATAATTTGTGACTTGAAGCCACGCGCCAAACGTCTGGGTATTAGCTACCGGTGATACCTGAATCGCCATGAATTATGTTCTTCCTAGTAGTGTTGTTAACATACTCTTTATGTCTTCTATGTCACTCTTAATATGATCATGTTCCATGACTATATTATGGAGTTTCATTCTAAAATCTCTCTCTTCTTTATATTTATTAAGAGATCCAGCATCTTTATTTAATATAGCCTTGTTTCTAGGATCTCTGACCAGTTCTTTATGATCCTTTACTTTAAGATATTCAGTCATTTTACACCTGTAAAGCTAAGCATCTCATATCTGCCATTCGTGGAACTATATATGCATATGAGGAAACCGGAGCTATCTTCAAAGCAAAAGTTTTAAATCCATCATAGACTATGTCATTACGGGAAACATATCTAGATATACCATTATTCATTGTATATGAGAAAACGGCCGAGCGATCTTCTATTCCAGGTATAATTCCTATATCTGCATTACTTGATATAAACGTAGGAGCATCTTCTAGAGTTAAAGCTGTGGCATTTGTCACAGAAGATATCTGCCTAACAATAAACGTATTACTTGATGTATTATAAAGATAAACAAAGTCTCCATTAGAGAATTGTGATGTAGTTGTCATAGTGATCGTATTAGAGGTAATATTGCAAGAAACTTCATTTGATAAAACAATTTGGCTAGATGGTAAACCATACTCCAGTTCTACTAGATCATTGATGTTTACGCTACTACTTAATAAAGCCGGAGAAGATAACTCAGTCATTCTACTCCATATTTGATTATTAAATAGTATTGTATCTTGATTGTTTACTACTTTACAATATACTTTAAAATCAGTATATTGTGGTCTATATGCTGCCATATAACTCTTGAAATCTTCTGCATCTTGACCTTCTGCTAGAATAACACTCTTAGAGATATATCTAGATGCATTTGGAACAACATTACCGCTATATTTCTCATGTAGATGTGTAGAAGATATAGCAAGAGCATTAATATTATTATTAGAGGTAGCGTATATTGAATACCCACTATTAAATGGACCAGATATATTGACTATAGTCATAGCATCTCTATTATCATTTAATATTGTACCAGTAACAATAGCTGTACCATTCGATTGAGACACACTATCGCCTCGACTAAATAAGCCAGTTGCATTAGTGTAGTCTAACCTAAATCCGCTGGTCATATATATTGGCACAGTAGAATTTCTAGTTGTTATAAGATAAGCAGATGAAGCATCTATAACTGGTGATATTTTATTATTAGATGTATTAATATCTGCAAATAGATGTGTTGTGTAAATATTAGAGTATGAAGTTATTTCAATACTTCTTGATCTAATCGATCTAGCTTTATCTTTAAACTGTGTAGCTTGATTTTTATAAACTGCTGTAGGTACTGGATCATCATCTCCATTTATACCCTTACCTTTAAATGTTAAATCTACTGCTCCTGATTTAATATCATTATAATTTATTTGAGGAACTACAGAGTGATATATAATATTTGTAGCGCCTATGATATATGCAGATGCTTGAGAATGAAATCCAACTATATATTGAGTAGATACATTAGTAAAATTTGAAGTTCCATTTGATGTAGGGTTAGTTATAGTAATAGTTCTAACATCAGAAAGTTGAGCATTAGTGCCATAATAATTACCATATAGATTTAGTCCATCTCCTCTTATTGGACCTATAATCGCATTAGTATCTGTAAAAGTCACATTCATGGATTTAATCGTATCATCACCAACAGGATTATGCAATTTTATATTTGTAGAGAAAGAAGTAGAGTTAATTATAGTATTAACCATTAAAACATCTGTTACAGATCTTGAATTTGTAGCTATATAAATTGATTGATTAGCGTAAAATAAATTTGCTGTTGTATTACCAATAAATGGAACAACTACGGTCGAGTTAGAGTATGTTATAACATTTTGTGATACATATGAGACTATAGCATTAGCACCGCTTGTATCTCCCATTGCTTGATACGAAGTAGTCCATGATCCTGTAGAATTTGTTATTAATATTTGAGACGTATTAGCAGAGTATATCACACCAGTAGCAGTATTTGCTGTGCCATTACTCTGGTATATGTTCTCCCCAATATTAAATATGCCAACATTTGATCCTATAGATAACGCAGCCAATGAGAATATTCCATTAGTGACAAAAGCTTTTTCTCCCTGTATAAAGTTTCCGATTATATTTTTAATAACCAGTGGCTCTTGATCCATGACCCTAAATGCAGCTTTACCTGAAGTGTATATAAAATCTGCAGTGTATAGTGTAAATTTAATATCTTCACTCTGTACAGCTGTAAATTGTATATCATTTGATGATAGGAATAATGTTCCAGTATCATTATTTGTCGCGATGGGTACAAGTACACTAGCGGTTGATGTTGTCACATCATTCATTCCAATCTCTGCAGTCCAAACTGTATAGTCAGGATTACCACCTATAGGAATAATAATTAGAGCATAAGATGTTTGAGATTGAAGAACTACCGGTGTTCTAAATGAAAATTTAGTTGGCTTGTCTGCTTTAGCTGAAGATACTATTATTGGATCCCCATTACTATATTGATCCGTCACTTGTAAAACACAACTGGCATATGGTAACATATTATTAGTTGGATTTCCATTCTCAGTAGTTCTTATCTGAAGTTCTACACCATAAATCGCACTAACAGATTCAAAATATATATCGACCGCGGTGAGGATAACACCCTCAACGCCGCCTGACGGTTCATTTACATAGAAAGTCTGTGCAATTGGTTTAGTCATTTATCCCTCTAATCTTAATTTTAAATATTTATTCTATAAAAAACACACAATTATGTATTATCTTCTATTTTCATCGTACTCATGGACCACCATTATCGCCGCCCTCGGGGTCAGTTTTTCCTGTATCAGTTGAATCTGATATTATCTTTTCAGCAACAGTTTGCGATGTAACATTATCATCTTTTACAGTTTCAGCAACCTTATCTGCCGCTTGCGCGGCGTCTTGCGCGGCGAGTGTCGTCGTGAGAAGTTTTAGTGCATCACTATCTGAGATTCCAATTTCATTTGTATTTTGAACCTCGACTGTATTATTTTGAACATCATTACAATTACACATATCATTTTTATTAACCCATGATCCATCAGGGCATTGTACCATAAAATTGTGATTAGGACTAACATCGGTAATATTAGTAGTATTAGCAGTAGTAATTGTGTTTGCGTCATTATTATTAATAATCACCACTCTAGTATTTGCCAGAGGCGCGGCTGTCACCTTTACTGACACTGCAGTATTACTGGTCACGGAGTGTACTACTTGACTATCTCCAACAGTTGTACTTATAACCTCAGCTTCTCTCGTATTAAGAATTTCAGCACCCTTGGATATAGATATATTTGATCCATAAAAATTACCAACAGCTGAAGTAGTAATAGCATCTGCTCCAGTTACTGGATCGGGCACATCAACCAACTTAAACTCAATAGTAGTAGATGTAAAAGTTTTTGCAGGTATTAAAAACGCAGCGTACAGAGTTCCAGTAGAGTCAGTGATAAGAGGCGATCCGCCTATCGCATCTTGTTTTTTTATTGCAGTTACTTGATTTTGACCAGGAACTGAGTTATCTTTAACAGTTATTGAGCTTTTAGTGTTACCATCGCCATATGCTGTTGATGAATTTGTACCACCAGTTCCTTGAGTTGTATTTACATATCCATCTAGAGGCATAACACACGAGTTAACGTCTATATCATTTGCAAAGGCATATACCCTTGTATTTGGCTTAAGCCCAGTAGCAGTTAGATATGTTGTCATAGATTTAATATATGGTAATATGCTTAAATCTGTGACAAATGTTCCTAAATTATAACTATTATTTGTTACCGTAACACCAAGTTGTGTTCCAGTTCTCGTCTGCGTCGCGTCTGTCGTAGTAGTTGTTGTAGTATTATATGTATCAGTAACATTTCCATACTGATCCGTAGATGTTGCTGTTTTGGTAGCATCTCCAGTGGTAGAATTTGTTGCTGTATCAGTTGTAGTCCAATTATCCCACTTAGTTCCAAATGCCGTTGCTATATTAACAAAGTTAGAGGCTAAGTCAAGATTTGTGGTCACATCTGGAGACTTAGTTATATCAGGTGAGAAGTCACCGGTTGGGTTAAAATCAATTCTTCCAGTATAATGATATATATTTCCTTCTATGCAATTTCTATACTTAGATGCAAATGGCTGACTTATATAAGGAACTTCATTATAGTCCAGGAGAACTAGCTCACCGACACTGACGACATTTTGGCTTTGCGTAGCATCAAAGACTATAGGAATGGCTGTTTGTGAGAACTTCGGTCTCATATTTTCTACTGGTTCTATCGATATATTATATGCAGGATCTTTTGTATTTCCTATATCATGTCCCTTAAATGGATCAACTAAAATTCCATTTTGAAATCTATTTTGCCCAGTATTATCGGAGCGAACCAATAAGCTAGAAGCTGATTTTTCTAATAGTGACAATGAAGTATAATATTCTAAACGATCTATTCGATTATTGATAGCTCCAATATCCTTCATTGTATATCTTTTATTTTGAGTCATAGAAGTAGTAATAGCATAGTCATATCTATCGATATTTTTTGCATACTTTGAACTCAATGAAGGATATGGTGGAACATTAATAATACCGATACCCATAGAACCATTTGGCTCAAGAGGCGCTGCAGGTGTATTTGATGGTATACCCTCTACAACAATTAGATCTCCGTTTTGTCTTATTACGGCTCTATCTTTTCTTCCTAGATAGTGCTGAAGATCGGATTCAAAATTACCATCCGGAGTTGGTATATAACTAGATGTATCAACATAAAAATTTAAATCGCTAGATGGATTAATAGTTGCATATGAAGCCCAATTAGTACTATTAGCACTGATATTTGCAGTATTATTAGCAAATGGTCTAAAATCTATACAGTCTCTAAGATCAAAAGTCGAAGGATTTCCTTTATACTGCGGTATCATTTCGGTTTTTATAGAATTAGTATTTGCAGTATTAGTGTCGTCAACAGGATATGAGTTAGCAGTAAAGAATCCAACCCCCTGTGACATATCAAAAGAGAACACATCCATATCAACTAATATTCTAGAAGTACTATTAAGTGGAATGCCGGCAGATATTAGATAAGAGAGACCATAATACGAGTCTGTCTGGCCTGTTGTATATCTAAATTTATCAACGACATCTGCTACAGTGTTAGAGAAAAACGCGTCGTTTACATAGATATGATTAATTCTATACATATCCGCCAGTCCCAAAGACCAAGGACCTGATGTAGTATTGAAGTGACTGGCGCAGTTAATAGCGACATACACGTTTCTCTTCATTTTCTTCATCATAGGAACAGTAGACGACCTTAATACATCGAAGTATGCTACGGCATTAAATGATCCAGTAAGCTCCTCACCTAGAGTTATAGTGATAGATGTATTTGTAGATGTTACAGATCTTGTTATAGCACCAAGATTTATCGCAACTCCAGCAGGATAGATGGATTTATGTGTATTAGCTGTTGCATCCGAAACAAATGTCGAGGTTATATTCATAAACGCATTATTGACAATCTGATTAATTTGTTGTGTCTCAGAATTAATGTATATAAACTCTCCAGAACTATAGTCAGTTAAAAATGTTGTTGCATTTCCTACTATATTTGCTCCCGAACCACTTACTGATACTATACCTGTTTTATCAGTACTATATCCAGCAGTCGTTGGTATTAATCTTATCATGTTTGCTTCATTTTGACTATAAGTTCCTGTTGGTATTATAGACTCAGAAGCAGTCCCCTTAACTGTACCTAGATTTAAAGTCATAGAGCCAGTTACTAAGTTACTAAATGTTCCAGCAGCTCTATTTCTATAGACATACTGGGTATGATTAAATCCATCGAGCTTAATAGCTTTTTGACCGATTGGGAATATCATATTGCTATATACAGACTCTTCTAAAAAGGCTCCAGGGACTTGAATAAGGCCACCAGAGCTATTAGCAATAGCTCTAGATGTTGTCACAATGTCCGCTACACCTAAAAGCCCACCATTATATGATATCATACTTTTTACATTAGAGAAGTTAAATCCTTCAATCATACCTATAGCAAATAGATAAGCTCTATACTGCGCGCTTGATGTGCCAGGGATACCGCTATCTAATATAAAACCCCTAAGATAAGCGGTTCCTATCTTTGTGCTTCCAGAATATCCAGTAGACAAATAAGTTCCACCAGACAATGAAGTCTTTGCAACACTATGAAGCTCTACTTGTACTAGCGTGTCAGTGTTAAATTCTCCACAAACTTCATTAACATAGACATAGTTTCCATAATTAAGACTTACAGTCGCTGAGCTTATAGACTCAACGTCTGTACCTTTTCTAAGGTCAACTTTATTATTGTTAACATATTGAACACGGTATCCTTCAACATATCCTAATCCAGAAGATGATACTAGATTTACATTATTAGAAACAAATGGATCATTGTTTGCTTTCTCTTCTGTTGTTAGAACAAAAGGATATACGATATAATTTCCATTTGTCTCGTACGTGCGTCTAGCAAACTCATCCTGAAGAATTCCATATTGTGGATCATTCTTAATAGACACCGGTTTACCAGATTTAAAGTCACAGAGAGAGAAAAAGCTATTAGTATTAGACGTGTCGGCGATATTACGAATTGTAAGAGTAGGCACCATCTTCAAGCGATGTGCACCGGGAGCTGTATAGTTTGGAGATCCAGCAGCATTGTCATATAATGAAGAGTCAGTATCTGCAGTAACTATACTTTCGACAGCGTCAAAACCTACAGATATACCATCTGGGTAATTATTATATTTTGAAATAACAGTAGTAGAAGGATTTACGGTTATAAAATAACCCTTTTTAAATATAACTCCGACCGTAGTAGTAAATGCATATCCATTTCCAGTAGCGTTAGCTACCGATGCTACTGTAAGATTTCCTATAGGAATTCCTTCTGATGTTTTCATAACTAAAGTATCACCCGGATCAAATGATCCTTGTGGAGTTCCATTTGTATACGCTGCAGTGGTGTTATACTTTAAATAGAGAGTATTTAAGTCTGGATCAGATGATTGATATCCCGATATACCATTAACTATTATAGCAGACAATCCATTTACATTTGTAGCCGTGGATCCAATAAAATCATTAATACTATTAAAGGCACTTCCATTAGCATAGTTATCATTAATCTTTACATAGGTATAATTGGTATCAAAAGTAAAAGCACAACCTTCTACAACCGATCCGTCCTGAAAAATATGTCTACCAAATTTATCAATCTGGTCCTGCATAATAGTCTGCATCTGGTTAAGTTCTCGTGTTTGGAGAGCAAAACCAGGACGATATAATATCTTATAATAGTTTTTCGTACTATCATAATCATCAAAATATGGACTACGGGATAAATCTGTCTGGAGAGTCATATGGTCCTCTGAACTTTAAAAACTAATTATAATCTTAACACTCTCTCTAGAGGTCGAATTGACCGTAAAGGGAGATAGATTTTCTAGATAAACTACATTTCCAGAACCTCTTACAAGATCTGGATATACAATTGTATTATTTAGTACACTTTTTGCCTGTACGCCAGACGTTTGCCCAATAATATTTGCAGAGTATGTACCACTTTGGAATCTATCAATTCCAGCTACAGCATCTACGCCTGATACGTCATTGAGTACGATGACACTAAAGGCATTAGCTACAGTAGCAGTCTGTGTATGTGGCAAAGAGGTTATAGTGTCGCCATTATAAAAGCCATCTGTAGCGGAAGATAGTCTCATGTATGATGAATTAGCAAATGTTATAATTGCATGCGAGTTAATTTGATTTACAACAGTATCACCGACTATAAACGCTCCAGTATTACCTGTAATTCCTTTTAAATCATAGTTTGTACTATTATCAATTACTTTACCTCTGGCATTTGTTCCGCCTTGAACTACCATCTCATAAAGATCAAAAGATCCTGTAGAAGATGTTATTGGGAGTCTAAGTGATTGATTAAATTTAATACCAAATATAGATGTAACATCTATAGTTCCATTAGAGGTATATATAGAGACAACATTTGCATATGCATTTGTCACAGGATCATAAGCAATATCATTGTTACTAAACTTTCCAGTAACATTAGTTAAATGAAGCTTAGTATTACTATATGCTGTAGTTATAGTTGCGGTTGATCCAGAAGTAGTCTCAGAGATCAACTCGACATTTGATAGCATAGAAAACATAGATACATTTGCATAATTAACATTTGCAGTGGCACCAGAATATAGACCAACTATATTATCATTGGCCATAGTACCATTTGAGAAATATCCACCATTTGCAAATGGTAAAAATGCATTCTGTAGCTCCATATAAGTTGAGTTGCTATACACTACAGTTCCACTAGGACTGGTAGAGTTATTTTGAATAACTATTTCATTGTTAACAAAAGTACCAGATACAGATGTTAAACCAAGTTGTGTTCTTGTAAAAGTATTAGCATCGAGATTAATTACAACATCGTCAAATAATGGATTTTCTATTATTCCAATTTTACTGAATGTTCCAGCCATTGGATACTTATAAGACTCATTAGATGCGGTATTAAAATCTAGCGATATTCCAACATACCTTGCACCCAATTCAGCCTTTACGTCTCCCCCGTGTCCTATTGCAGGAGATATAACTGGAGAGACTACGGCACCATTTCCATAAAGTGTATTTGCCGTAATGTATACATTTGCAAAAGTGTAACCGTATCCACTATTAACTACTGAAACTGACTCAATATTATATGGAGATATAATTATGCTCTTTATTTGCCCATGAACATTTTTATTGCTTACAAAATAATCTTTATTTTTGAAGAAACCATTATTAAACATTATGACTAGATATAATGGATTAACTTCTGTTACTATACCAACAGCTCCTGTTACTGTTTCCGTTATAGTGTCACCTAAATAGAAAGCCGCGCTTGAATTTGTATAATAAACCTTTGAACTTATACCTGGTGTAGTTTCTCCTATTCCACTGATAGTAGCGGTCGTTCCACTTTGATTCTTCATGATATCATTAACTCTAAACTCATTTAGAGTTGGTTGTATATACAGAACACTACTATTAGCATTAATAATAATACCAGTAGATCCACCATTGGTATCAATTATGCTATCTCCAATATTAAATATACCATTTACATCTAACATATCATAGTATATCTTAATATGATTATTAACAGTAGTATAGGCAATCATACCATTTCCATCACCGTCTATATTAACTGAAGGTGATATGATATATTGGGTTTGTGGATTTATAGAATTAAAATCAGATATAAGATTTGCAGATCCATTAATTACTTGTAGATTTGCACTATTTCTAGAAAATATTGGTAATCCTAGAGTAAAATTACCTAGTTGTGACTTAATAGTAATATTTGGATAAGCATCGACCGAGTCTATATGAGCTCTTTGTAAAGAAGAACTCCCACGTATATAATGATTTGTACTGTATATACTGTATACTGTTGCTGTCACACTAGTATTAGTTTGATCTATTAAAGCATCACCAGTGCCAAAATAACCTGAAACGTTTGATAGTATAAAGGTATTAGCCTCTGAAGATATACTTGATATAATTCCAGTTGCTATAGTATTAGCATCTGTTATTTTATCACCCACTGTAAATGGTCCAGTATTTCCAGAATATCCCACCGTAAGTGAGTTATTTGCAGTTTCTCCTATAAATCCGTAGCCACTTATATCACTTAAAATTAAACTAGTACTATTTGCATATGATACTGTTCCATAAACACTCTGACTAGTATTAGATATGTCGACAAGATCTACGCGCTCACCAACTATAAAGCTTTGTCCAAGTATTGATGTATTACTATATGTTATAACAGATCCATTTAAATTTGTATTTGATACATATCCATTAGCTTGAGACATAACGACAGAATAAGGTATAGCAGCGGTTGTTACTTTATAGTGTACATTTGATGTAAAAGAATTTCCAAATGGCAAATCAACTTGAATAACACTGCTATTAACAGTTATAACGCGTCTTGTGTTTATATTTTGTGTATTTCCTATCTGTATATAGCTTCCAACTGCATAGTCTGTAGTAAACGATGTACTAGAAGCACTATTAACATATATTGTCGTAGCGTTTGCAATATTAACAGTACCAGAAGCTATTGTAGGTGATTGTGTTTGACTTATTAAAGGATATGCATTAGATCCTATCTGGAAATCTTTAAGAAACGATGATCCATCAACTCTAACAAGTTTTAAAACAGTAGAATTAGACGAAGCTACAGTAGCATTTGCACCAGTGTCAGATTGCAATACGATGTCGCCTTTCTGAAATGCACCGTTTTGATATATGAATGTAATGTCGTCTATATTTTGTGTTATTGTATCGCCTAGATTAAAAGTTCCAGTATTATTAGCTACATTTAGTGTAGTATATGAATCAAACGGCTCGTATACTGATAGAATCTTGTTAAGGCCATCATATTTTTTAATTTTTCTAAGTTGACCAGCTCCAAATCCTGCTTTTAAATATATCGAAGATTCAGCATAGAGGTCATTTATCGAACTAGCCGATTTATCTATTACTAAATTATAGTCATTTATAGGTTGTACAACATATCCGCTATAATAGGTAATATAACCAGCGCCCCCGCCCAGTAACCTAATCGCATCGATGCTCCCTGATACTGCATTATTGGCCACAATTGGGTCTACTATCACAGGAATATAGTTTGGTGTACTAAAAGTCATATTATTAGCAGTGTCAATGCTATACATATACTTCCATGTATAACCATCGGCAGTCTGAAAAGTACCAAATTTTGAATTTAGTGATGGCTTAACTGTGGATAAAGCACCATTAAAATTATCGATGCACTTATAAACTTCAAGGTTATCAGTTATGATAAAAAACTTCTTACTATATAGATCCGGAATTGTATAATCATAATAGTCATAAACAGTATTTGCCGTCCAAGTATATCTTGGAACCATATATGATATGTGACCTGGAGTTATCTCTTTTCCAAATACAATATCTTTATATAAATCTAGCTCGTACTGCTCGACACTAGATATGGCAGTGACTGGACTTGTCGTTATATTTCCATTAATATCTAACCATGGATCTGGCTTTCCAACATACAAATAGTATGTTTTATTTTTAGATAATACATTGTTTACAAAAGAATCAATGATATCTATATAGTGGTGTATAGTTAAAACTGCCATCGATCTACCTAATAATCTTTCTTATATTTATAGTTAATTCGAGAGTTCAAAATAAACAGGTACAGATAATTGCTCATCTAAAGTACTTCTTATAGCATATTTTCCATATAAAGCAACCCCACTTGGATGTACTAGATCCTCAACGAAGGTTATATAGGTGTCAATCATTCTCTCTGCGGATATTTCATACGAGTAATTCTGATAATATTCACTGTCCTGTATGTAAATATTATCACTTGAAAATCCGCTATTGTTCCTATAGTACCCCTCTGATTTTCCTGTTAAATCTACTCCAGCTATTCCGTAAACAGCAACCGTATTTGTATTACTAGATAGAGTAATATACTCATCTCTTCTAAATCCATATCCAGAGTTCTTGATATTTATAGTTCTAACTACGCCATTTGCGGTTCCTGCCGTGCTAGTCACTTTCGCATCATATCCCCAATATCCGCCCTTGCCATCTGGTATCTTTTGATCATATATTAATGGCTCAGTGATAGTAACTACAGGACTAGATGCATAGCCACTTCCTGGATTAATTCCATTTATATAAGCTATTCTTCCAATTTCTAAAGTAACGACTCTTAGAGCGTCGACTAACCTCGTATCTAAATTAACTTGCCCTAGAGCAGCCGGAAACACTCCTCCGTCCGGATTCCAATCAGTATCTCTGGTAACCGAAGTTACTTGAGCAGTCGTAAGACTGGTTACTCC